GAGTCAAGGAAGCCGAGACGCCCGAGCAGCTGCGAGCGCAAGGCAGCTGCTGGGAGTTTGACCGATGAACCGCCGCGGCTTCCTCGGCGCCATCCTGGCCGGCTGCGCTGCACCAGCGATCGTGCGCGCGGACGCGCTCATGCGGGTCGTGCCGCTTGGCCCCGACGTCCTCACGCTTGACACGATTCGACGGGGCGCGGCCACGTTGGACGCGCACATGCTGGTCGGCAAACTGGTGCCCGCCGACGACTGGGCCTTGGCGCTGCGCGACACTTACGTGGAGGGCGCCGGTGCCGTTCGTGTTGGCGAGATCGGACGCATCGAAGGCTTTCGTTTCGTCACGTCGCCGCTGCTCCCGGTCGCCAAGCACGTGCCCCGCCGGCGCTGGCTGCGATGACCAACGGCCGCGCCATCTGCGTGCGGTGCCTGAAGGAAGGGCACTACTCGAAGGACTGCAAGCTGCCCGTGCTGCCAGTCGTGCCGCCCCCACCTCCTCCGCTGCCCGAGTGCTGCCTCCATAGTGGATGTTGCCACGAGGGCTACTGTCGCAACCTGGGCTATTGCCCGGTCAACCCAGACTTCATATGAGCAAGAAACCATCCGAACGAGAACTGCCGATCGAGCCGGGCTGCCTGGCGCAGATCGTCCGCGCGAAGCTTAACCCCGAGAACCTGAGCCGCGTGGTACGCGTGCTGCGTCTCTGGAGGGAAGGAGACAAATGCCCCGACGGCTGGCCGACGGGGAACGGGGGCGAAACGGGGCCGATTTGGTGGGTCGAATCTCTTGGCGCGCCGCTGGTGAGTCGGATTTCAAGTACCGGGCGAACGATGCCCGCGCGCCAGGTCCACGTGGTCGAACGCTCGCTCCGTCGGCTGCCCGAGATCGACCCCGGCGAGGTCGAGGCCCTCTACGCCGCGCCGGTCACGCCGGAGCGGGCGCGCACGCTCGCAACCGAGCTCCGCGACGCAGACTTCTTCTAAGTCAGCCGCCGCTCACGTCGGTCTCAGTTGACGTGGGCGGCGAACCCCGGACAATCGAGCTCCCTTCTCTCTTCGACGGCGCCCACGGCGCCGTTGTTGCCTGGACACCACACATGGCAGACTTCCTGACCGTCCTCACGTCCCGCGGGCCGCTGCTCGCCAAGCGCTGGACCGCCACCGGCATCGTCGGCTACGACCGCGCCAAGAACTTCTCGGCCCACGCCGAGCCCGTCAACGACATCCACGACCTGGCGCGCGTGCTCGATGAGCTCGAGCAGCACCCGACCCGCTGCGTGATCCGCGGCCGGCTCGCGACCGGCGACGAGATGACCGACGCCACGACGCGCGACCTGGACCACTTCGAGGAGACGCCGCACCACTGGGTGTGCATCGACGTGGACAACTTCGAGCCGAAGGGCTGCGACCCCGTGGCCGAGCCCGCGAAGGCGATCTTCTACTTCATCGGCACGCAGCTGCCAGTGGAGTTCCGCGCTGTGTCCTGCTACTGGCAGCTGTCGAACAGCGCCGGCGCGCCGGGCAACGAGGGCGTGCTCAAGGCCCACATCTGGTTCTGGCTGGACCAGCCGCGCACCGGCCCGGAGCTGACGGCCTGGGCGCGCCAGCTGAAGCTGCCGATCGACGTGACCGTGTTCCGCACGGTGCAGGTTCATTACACCGCCGCGCCGGTGATCGAGGACGGCGCCAGCTGCCCGGTCGTCCAGCGCCACGGCTTCCACGAGGGGCTGCTCGGCGACGACGTGCCGCTCGAGATGCCCGACCTGCTCGACATGCCGATCGTCGAGCGCGCCGGGCGGCACGATCTCGTCGACCCGCGCGAGAAGCCCGGCCTGATCGGCGCGTTCTGCCGCGCCTATGACATCCGTCGTGTCATCGACGAGGTGCTGCCGGACATCTTCGAGTACGAGGGCGACAGCGACGTCCGGCTGACCTGGAGCCAGGGCGGCGGCGCGTCCGGCGGCGCGTGCATCACCGACGACGAGTTGCGCATTTACAACAGCCACAACACCGACCCCTTCGAGGGCCGGGCGCAGAACGCGTGGGACCTGGTGCGCTTCTACCGCTACGGGCACCTCGACGCCACGCTGGACGAGGACGCGCTCGACTGGATGGGCCCGAGCGGCCGGCCGTCACATCAGGCCATGGTCGCCTGGGTCCGCACGCTCGAGGACGTGATGGCCGACGTGCGCGAGGAGGCCGAGATCAAGGCGGAGCACGAGCGCCAGGCGCATCTGGCGCACGTCGACGCGCTGCGGCAGGGCGTCCTGGCGTGCGCGGATGTCGAGGCGCTCAAGGCCTACGTTCGCGACACCCTGGCGCCCGACAAGACGATCGACGACGCCGACCGCAACGGCGCGCTGACCATGGCGGTGCAGGCCCGGTTCAACCAGCTGGGCAGCCCGCAGCCGCGCGCCGACGTGCGCAAGATGCTCCGCCCGCCGGTCACGTTCGCCGGCAGCACCGGCCCGGCGTGGCTGGCCCCGTGGGTCTACGTCACCGGCAGCGACACCTTCTTCAACACCGCCACCAAGGCCACCGTCACGCCGCGCGGCTTCGACGTCCTGCACAGCACCGACATGCCGATGTCCCAGGACGGCGTGCACCGCGAGCGCGCCAGCGACTTCGCGGTCAACGTCTGGTCGATCGCCGCGGTCGACGAGGTCCTCTACGCGCCCGGCCAGGACCCGGTGTTCGAGATGCTCGGCCGGCGCTGGGCCAACCAGTTCGACCCGCGCTCCATGCCCGAGGCCAGCGGCGACCCGGCGGCCAGCGCCGCCGTGCAGCTGACGCTGCGCCACCTGGAGCGCCTGTTCCCCGACGCGCGCGAGCGCGAGCTCCTGATCAGCTGGCTGGCCTGCCAGGTTCAGCGCACCGGCGCCAAGGTCCGCTGGGCGCCCTACGTGTTCGGCGCGCCGGGCGCCGGCAAGACCTTCCTGGCCGAGCTGCTCGGCCTCGTGCTCGGGCCGCAGAACGTCAACGTGCTGTCCGGCAGCGCGCTGCTCTCGCCCTTCAACGGCTGGGCCACCGGCTCGGTGGTCACCGTGATCGAGGAGGTCTACCAAGCCGGGCATCTCTTCGAGACCGAGGAGAAGCTGAAGGCGCCGATCGCGAACAACACCGTCAACGTGCACCGCAAGGGCGTGGACAGCTACCCGGCGCCCAACTTCACGAACTACCTGCTGCTGTCCAACCACCCGGACGGCATGCCGGTGCGGCAGGGCGACCGGCGCTTCTTCTTCCTGCACGCCGCGGTGACCGCCCAGCAGGCGCAGTCGCTGGCCGAGGAGGGCTACTTCGACAGCCTGTTCGACGCCTGCCGGGCGTCGCCGGGCGAGCTGCGCGCGTGGCTCTTGGGCTACGCGTTCCACCCCGAGTTCGACCCCGAAGGCCGCGCGCCGGACACCGTGGTGAAGCAGCAGATCATCGAGATGTCGAAGTCCGATACCGAGCTGGATCTCGAGGAACTGTTGCGCGGGCGCAACGCCGTCGCCACCGACTACCTGCGGCAACGGCTGCAGGACAAGGGCCACGAGAAGGTCAGCAATCGGGCGATCTCCAAGGCGCTGGACGGGGTCGGCTTCGAGTTCGTCAAGGTGATGCGCGTCTCAGGTGCCCTGAGACGCGTGTACGTCCGGCCTGAAGCGAGCCTCAAGACGGACCTGCAGATGCGCGAGGCGCTTCGGTGGTGTTACGAGATCGCGGAAGGGGACGAGTCGTAACTTCACATAACACTTTTCGCAACAGCGCTAAGTCCTTGAATCCATTCTCTTTTTTCTCTTCTTGTTGCGTGTTACGACAGATAGTAAAGAAAGCGCCATGCGCAGGAAAGAGAGATGTCGGGTGGGCAGGCAAGGCGAAGAAGAGAGAGACATGCAGGTATGACACTCGCACACACATGTACCCGTACGCATTAAGGGTGGATAGCACGTAACACGTAACGTAACACCCATCCGTAACAACTAAAAAGTCAGTGAGCACCAACATGAAAGAAGCCAGGCACGAGGACTACCTGGAAGATCGCGCGGCGAAGCTGGGCGGCATCGCGCCGAAACACACCAGCCCTGGCCGGGCCGGCGATCCCGACCGGATCGTCGCGGTGCCGATGGAGCCGTGCCCCTGCTGTGGCAGCCGGGCCCGGTTCGGGCTGCTGGAGGCCAAGGCCACGGTCGGCCACACGCCGAGACCCTTGCAGCTGGCCAGGATCGGCGAATACCTGCAGCTGGGGGTGCCGGCAGGGTGGGCGGGCGATCGGGCCATGGTGGACGCGTTCCTGGCCCGCCTGACCCGTCCAATGGGGTGGTGGGCATGAGCAAGGTGTGGGTGCCGCGTCCGGACCAGGAGCTGGTCAACGCGTGGCTCGAGCCGCGCGGCACCGGGGCGGTGTGGTGTGGCACCGGTTCCGGGAAGACGGTGATGGGGGCCACGTGGCTGCACCGGTTGATGTACGACAGTTTCCGCGCCAAGCGGGCCTGCATCGTCGCGCCGCCGATCGTGGCGCGCACTGGCTGGCCGACGCAGCTGGCCCTGTGGGCGCATCTGGCGCCGATGGCGGCCGACGTGCGGGTGGTCGACTTCCCGGACCTGGACCTGACGAAGCCGGCGGCCACGGCACCGGTCCAGTTCCGCGACAAGCGCGCGACGAAGCGGCACCTCCAGTCGCTGCAGGAGCGGATTCACGTCATGCCCTGGGACGTGTTCGTGTGGGCGAGCAAGGCCTACGGCAGGAACTGGCCGTACGACGTGCTGGTGCTGGACGAGAGCAGCTTCCTGCGGGACCAGGACAGCGAGCGCAGCAAGGCGGTCTACCACGTGGTGCACCGGCTCGGCGCGGTGGAATACCAGCTGCAGCTGGCGGCCACGCCCAACGCGAACCACGACGAAGCGGTGTGGAACCAGATCGACCTGATGAAGCGCGGGCACCTGGGCGAGACGCTGACGCAGTTCCGCGAGACGTTCTGCTTGCCGGATCGGGTGAACCGGGCCAGCGGGCAGGTCTACAGCTGGAAGATCGCACCCAGCATGCGTGCGGCTTACCAGCAGCTGGTCGCCGAGCTGGCGATCAGCCTGCCGGAGAGCCTGGGCATCGAGGTGCTGCCGGTGGAGCATCGGCTGCCGTTCAGCGACGGCGTACGCGAGGTGTACGACGCGCTGGCGCGCGACTGGGTGGCGCTGGACGAGCAGGTCACGTGCGGCAGCGCGGCGGTGCTGCACCTCAAGCTGAGGCAGTTGTCGTCGGGATTCCTTTACGACGACAAAGAGCAGGCGCACTGGTTCGACCACCTGAAGCTGGACAAGGTCGAGGAGCTGGTCGAGACCATCGGCAAGCCGGTGCTGGTGGCGCACGCGTTCATCCCCGAGGCCGAGGCGCTGCGGGCGCGGTTCGGCAAGCACTACCGGGACATCCGCGAGCCGGGCGCCAAGGCGGCGTTCGAGGCTGGCAAGCTGCAGATGCTGGGCGTGCACCCGGCCAGCGCCGGCCACGGCGTGGACGGGCTGCAGGGCGCCAGCAACCACATCATCTGGACCACGGTGCCCGAGGACGCGGAATTGTGGGCGCAAACAAATGGGCGCCTGAAACGCCCGGGCCAGGAAGAGGACACCGTGTTCGCGCACGCGCTGATGCGCAGCGACACGCGCGAGGCGGAGGTGTGGGATGAAGTGCTGCCAGGGAAGCTGACGATCAGCGAGCTGTTGCTTCGCAGTTGCAGGCCTGTGGGGCTGCGCGTATAGTTCGCCGCCCATGGATCCCGTAGACCACGCATCCTGCCGGGAGGCAGAGATTCTCGCAGACGCCCTGGCGGCCGCCAGACGGGGCGCGCCCGGCCCGCTTGCCACCGGCCGGTGCCTGAACTGCGAGACCGAGCTGGACGATCGGCGCCGCTGGTGCGACGCCGATTGCATGGGAGACTGGGAGCGGCGTCGGGAGGCGTCGCGGAGGAATCCCCCGGTCGGTCTAGGCCTGCAAGCCTGACCGCCGGGGGCCTACTTCACTGAGGGCGCCCACAGCACGGGCACAGGGTCCGCGTGCCGCGCTTGAGGGCGCGGTAGACCGCCGCCGGGTCGACGCCCACCGCCTGGGCGGCAGCGTGCGCCGTCTGGCCGGCCTTCACGAGCGCCACGGCGCGCGCGGTACGGCTGCCCTCCCGCACACGCGGCTCGGTCACGCCGGCTGCCGGGATGGCGCCGAAGTGGGCGGGCTTGCCGTACCAGCAGTCGACACGGCCGCCGACGGCCTCGAGCGACTTGAATTGGCTGCCAGGGCCGAAGGCTACGAGTGTGCCGTCGAGTCGGCGCGCGACGCCGTGGATGCCGTCGTTGGCCTGGATCGCGGCCGTGGTCTCGTCGCCCAGGGCCAGCTCGGAGATGGGGACGCGGCGCATCAGAAGCCTTGCCCGGCCATCCAGCCGATCGATGCGAACAGCGCGAGCAGCGCCGCGTTGGCGGCGAGCCGCAGCAGGCGCGACCGCAGCGGCACGCGAGGATTGAAGAACAAAGGACGCATGGTGAGAGTCTCCAGGTGGTTGACGGTGCCAATCGCACCCGCAAGGCCTGCACGCGGGGCAAGCGGCTGAGATCACGCGGCCTTGCGGTCCTCCGACTGGTCACGACCGGTGAAGGCGGCGGCCTGGGCCGGCGTCATCGGCTCCAGGAGCACGTAGCGCTCGTCGGGCGAGCGGCCCTCGTTGCAGGCGGCAAACGCGGCGCTGGCCAGCAGCAGGTTGTCGTGCGACGTGAAGCTGACCGCGTGCAGGCCGGTGTAGCGGATCACGACGTGGCGGCCACGGCTGCGGGCAGCTTCCGCCTCGCGCAGGGTCTGGTGGTCGTTCAGTCGTTCGAGGGTGGCGAGGTCATGCATGGGCGGCTCCCTTCAGGGCGTAGGACTTGCGGGTCTGGCGGCGGGCCTGACGCGCGCCGACGCGCGCCTTCAGGTCGCGCCACGCGCGCTTGGCGGGGTTGGTGTGCTGGCCAGCGAAGCGCGGCACGTCTCGCGTGCCGAGGGCGTCCGGGGCGATGCGCAGCTTCTTGAGCAGCGCCAGCTTGATGAGGTCGAGGAACTTCATGGATGGGTCTCCAGGTTAAGGTGCCAATCGCACCGGGAAGGCCCCCGCAAGGGCCAACCCGCTGAGATCAGAGATCGTTGGCTTCCAGGTACGCGGCGATGTCGGCGCTGATGTTGCGGAAGGGCGTCAGGTCCCGGCCGGGGTAGCGCGCGGCCAGTTCTTCGACGTCAATGTCTTCTGCCCCGTAAGTCAAAGCGTACAGCAGCGGCGCGGGGATCGAGCAGCCGGCGATGTCGCCGTCTTCGGCGTAGTCGCCCACAATGGCCACGCGGTCGCCGGCCCAGCGGCCAATGATTTCGGCCGGCGGGAGGTCGCCGCCGCCACGACACACGGGCATCGCGGCGAGCAGGATCGACAGGCCTTGCATCGTGCGCTTGTTGGCCACGATCTCCCAGAGTTTCAGGCCTTCGTCCAGGTCGTGCGGGTGGATGAATTCGCGCTTGTCGATGTTAACGGGTTTCCAGTATTGGCCCATGAGGCTCTCCAGGTTGAGGTGCCAATCGCACCGGGAAGGCCCCCGCAAGGGCCAACCCGCTGAGATCAGGCCAGGGCTTCGAGGATCTCGCCGGCCTTCGCTTCGTACTCGACGCGGTCCGACTGGTACGCGATGCCGCGAGCGTAGGCCGTCACGCCAGTCACCACGTCCCACACGGTCTCGATCGGGCGCTCGCCTTCGTCGGCCTTGAAGGCAGCCTCGATGCGCTGCCCGACGCGCGGGCCGAAGCGCGAGGCCAGGAACGCGTCGAGGTTGTCGACCTTGGTCTGCTGCGCGATGGACACGCGGTCGACCATCTTGGCGGTGTCGCTGTTGACGTACGCGTTGAGGGCCGGCTGGATCTCTTCGAGGAAGCGGTCCGGCGCGCTGGCGGTGTGGCGGATGTTGAACGAACCCAGTTCGTGGGCGCCCCAGATGATGCGGTTGCCGCAGATGCCGTCGTACGCGAAGAGCCGCACCGACAGCGTGGCCGAGCCTTCCTCGCTGTTCGAGATCATGAAGCCGCGGTAGAGCATGCCTTCGCTGTCGGCGTCCGCACGCGTCCGCACCGGCACACGGTGGTCTTCGTCGCAGAGGAAGATGAACAGGTCACGGTCGCCTGCGAACAGGGTCGTCGTGTCCTTGTTGACTTCCACGCGCTGGCCGAAGATGCCCGGCACGCGCCACTGGCCGTTGACGCCGTCACCGAAGCGGTCGATCAGGTGCTGGACGATGTCGACGTTCCAGATGCGGCCATAGCGCGGGCCCGTGGCGGCGCGCAGCAGCGACGGCTCCGCGCCCACCGGGCCGCGGTACAGCACGCCGATGTCTTCCGGGCCGCGGTTCACGTGCAGGCCGTAGTTGATGCAGTCGGCGGCCACCTCGGCGGGCAGCGTGCGCAGGTACGCGGCCGGCGCGCCGATCAGGCCGGCCAGCTGGCCGAAGGCCCAGTGGCTGGGCGCCAGGGCGCCGCCGTTCGGGCCGACGATGTCGAGGCCCTTGTGGTCGGGCAGCGGCACCGCGCGGATCTGGCGGCTGGACACGACCTTGGCGCGGCTGATGGCGCGCTGGGCGGCCAGCTTGCCGTGCATCTCGATCAGCGACGAGAAGCGCTCGTCGGCAGGGCGCGAGGCCCACTGGCGGTGAAGGGACATTTCGTTCATCTCGATCTCCGGTTGACGTCGCGACGTTGCGACTGGGGTGGACTATGACAGAAAAACTGTCAGTGTGCAAGAACCCGAGTAAGTTTGTCGGGAACCACACCCGCAAGGCCCCCGCAAGGGCCAAGCGGCTGGGGTCATTCGATGCTGCCAGCGGGCACTTCCTTGAGACCGCCGCGCGGCGTGCCAACCCAGGAGCGCAAGGCGCCGGAATGGGTGCCGCCGGATTCATTGAGCAAGCGCAGCATGTTCGCTTTGTCGGTGGCGACTTCGACTAGGTCGACGGTCACGCCGGTGCGTTCTGTCACGCCGGACAGCTCGCGCACGTAGGCTTTCACGTCGTCGAGGGTGCCGTAGTGGTGGCTGTTGCCGTGGTGGTACACGAGGTAGAACTGCATTGTGGTCTCCGTTGACGGTGCGGATCACACCCGCAAGGCCCCCGCAAGGGCCAAGCGGCTGAGATCAGGCCAGCGGGCGGCCGTCGAGGCCGAAGAACTGCGCCGGGTCGAAGGCGCCCCACTTGTCGGCGTCCGGGCCGATCAGCTGGCCGCGGCCTTCCGACGGGTCCCACAGCGCGATGCACTCCTGGCCGAGCAGCGAGGAGGCGAGCGACACGGCGCGGACCATCTCGGGCGAGACGCCGAAGTCGCGATCGTTGCGCACCGAGATGACGACGGTGGGTTCGCCGCTGTCGTGCTGCCCCGGGACGTACGCGTAGGCCCAGGTGAACCCGACGACGTGCTCGATCACGCCGAGCGTGTGGTGCACGCTGTTGAGGTGGTCGCCGATGCCGATGCGCAGGCCGACGTTCAGCAGGAGGAAGCCGGCGTTCAGAACGACACGGTTGATCGGCGACGAGGCGATCGGCGTCACGACGCGCGGTTGCACGTTGAAGTCGCCGTTGGCGCGGGGCTCGATGCTGAAGTCAGCGTTGGGAATGTTCGCCATGATGGTCTCCGGTTGACGGTGCCAATCGCACCCGCGAGGCCTGCACGCAGGCCAAGCGGCTGAGATCAGGGCTGGGCGATCTTGGCGTCGATCATGCGCAGCAGTGCGTCGCGATCGCCAGCGCAGAGGCCCACGCCGTGGCGCTCGGCGCGCCATTGGCCAGTGATCGGCCGCGCGGGGTTGTGGCTGATCTTCCAACCGCGGTACGTGTCGCGGTGGGCTTCGGCGGACCGGCTGCGCGCGGCTTCACTGATGGCGGCGTCGACCGTGCGGCGGCCGCCGTAGCCGCCGGACATGAACATGCGGGAAGGTGCAGGCATTTCGATCTCCATTGCGATTGAGGAGTCTTCATTCTGACAGCTGCAGTGTCAGAGTCAAGCATTCCCGACTGTTTTGTTTGGTTATCTTTCTGAAATGTCGTCGAAAGTGGGCTGGAGCGACTTTTGACGCCCCTTCGTTTCCATGTTCCAGTGGACCAGCGGCGTGAGTTCACGCCATCTGTCGTTTCCCAGCAACACCCAAGGACCCTAAGATGCCCGGCTTCACCCTGGAGATCCACTGCCCAGCACCGGGCCAGTACGTCTGCACCAACGAGTCGGACGAGCAGGAGGCCCAGGAGGGCCCCGAGAACGAGGGGACGCCCGAGGACGTCTCCGAAGACGCCCAGGAGGGCCAGACGTTCCAGTCGCCCGATCAGGTGGTGCAGTGGGTGCAGCAGCAGTTGCAGCAGGGCGATCAAGGCTCCCAGGATCCGAAGGCGGCATGGAATGCCGAGGCGGCATCCCGGGACGCGCAGGGATTCCGCAAGCCTGCCGGCGGCCCGCCGGCGATGACGATGTAAAGGACACCACGACCATGAGCATGCAAGGCATGGGCAGCGCCCCGGCGCGCAACCAGCAGATGAACCCGAAGATCCCCGTTCCGGCCGGCGGCAAGCCCGACGCGTCGACCCTCGGCGAGAAGGCCGGCCAGTCCGGTCACTCGCCGGGTTCGAGCGTCGCCGGCTTCAGCGGCTCGGGGATGAAGCCCGCGAAAATCTGACCATGTCGCGGCATCGCGCAGGTAGCCCGAACGGCACCAAGCGCCTGTCGCAGGGCATGGCCGCCCTGGCAGGCGAGAAGCCTGTCGGCTACGCCACCGCAGGGACCTGGGACGAGACCATCGACCCAGGCCCGTCGCAGCAGATCGGACGCGGCCCGGGCGGTCGCGCCAACACCCGGGGCGGCCTGAACATGCGGGCCGTGACCGAGGTGCTGGAGTCCTACGGGCTCGATCCGATCGAGGAGCTGGCCAAGGTGATCACCGCCGTCGAGGCGGTGCGTGTCAACGGCCAGCCTGTGATCGACCCCGAGACGGGCAAGGTGCTGGAGAAGCCCGTGCTGCCCGTCGATCTGCGCACCAAGACCCTGCTGGAGCTGGCGCAGTACAGCCGGCCCAAGCTGAAGGCGGTGGAAGTGACGCTCAAGCCGCCCGAGCTGACCGACGAGCAGATCGACCGGCGCCTGCAGGCGCTGATGAACCCACCCAAGGCCACCAAGGCCAAGACCTGACGAGGAGGCCCCACCATGGCCAAACCGCTGATGATCCTGGGCAAAGCACTGCTTGCCCTCTTCCTGCTCCTGCTGGTCGCGTGGCCTCTGGCGCTCGCGACGCTGTCGACTGACGCGCTGGCTCAGTCGCCCCAGGCGCCCGGCACGCCCGAGGAGCTGCAGATGATCAGCCACGAGTGCCGCAACGGCCGCGTGGTCTCGCTGCGCGTCGCGGTGCCCGTGCCGGGCGTGCTGCAGATCGACCTGGACCACTCGGTCCTGTGCAAGGGCAGGGGCGAGGCATGAGGGCCGGGGCCGCTGTCGTGCTCGCCTTCGTCGCGGGGGTGCTCATCGGCACGCCGTACTGGCCGGCAGGCTGCGTGTTCACGTGGCTGGCAGGCATGGCTCTGACACGCGTATGACACGCGTATGACACGCGTATGACGCCCGAGCAGCTCGCCCAGCTCACGCCCGAGCAGAAGATCGAGCTGCTGCAGCTGCTCGAGCTGCGCGCGCGTCGCAAGCGCGAGAACTGGCTGCGCGACTACGCGCCGTACGCCAAGCAGCGCGAGTTCCACGCCCTGGGCGCGACGAAGCGCGAGCGCCTGTTCATGGCCGGCAACCAGCTGGGCAAGACCTACGCGGGCGCCGCCGAGGTGGCATACCACGTGACCGGCCTCTACCCGCCGGACTGGAAGGGCTACAAGTTCCACCGTCCCACGCGCTGGCTGGTCGGCTCCGAGTCGGCCGAGCTGACGCGCAAGGGCGTGCAGCGCTTGTTGCTCGGGCCGCCCGAGAAGCGCGACGAGTGGGGCACCGGCGCCATCCCGAAGACGCACCTGACCGGCCACTCGATGAAGCAGGGCGTCCCGGACGCCGTCGCCTCCATCACGGTCAAGAACGAGTACGGCGGCGACTCGGTGATCCAGTTCAACAGCTACGACCAGGGCCGCACGAAGTGGCAGGCCGACACGGTCGATGGCGTGTGGTTCGACGAAGAGCCCCCGCTCGACGTCTACTCGGAAGGCCTGACCCGCACGAACGCCACGGGCGGCCTCGTCTTCGTGACGTTCACGCCGCTGCTGGGCATGTCGGCGGTCGTGAAGCGCTACCTGCAGGAGAAGCCCGAGGGCACCGTCGTGGTCAACATGACCATCGACGACGCCGAGCACTACAGCGCCGAGGACAAGGCCCGGATCATCGCCGGCTACCCCGAGCACGAGCGCGAGGCGCGCGCCCGCGGCATCCCGATCATGGGCAGCGGCTTGGTCTTCCCGGTGGCCGAGTCGACCGTGAAGTGCGAGCCGTTCCCGATTCCGGCACACTGGGGACGGATCGCCGCCATCGACTTCGGCTACGACCACCCCGCAGGCTTCGTCTGTCTCGCGCACGACCGTGACACAGACACCGTCTACGTCTACGACGCATGGCGGCTGAAGGGCAAGTCGGCCATCGAGCACTCCATGGTCATCCTGGGCAAGGGCTACAAAGACCTGCCCTGGGCGTGGCCGCACGACGGGCTCCAGCACGACAAGGGCGCAGGCGCCCAGCTCATGAAGCAGTACAAGGACATGGGCGTCAACATGCTGGCGGAGCGCGCGCAGTTCCCGGACACGGACGACGGCAAGCCCGGTGGCAACTCCGTCGAGGCGGGCATCTCGATGATGCTCAACCGGTTCCAGGCGCGCACGCTGCGGGTGTTCTCGCACCTGAACGAGTGGTTCGAGGAGTTCCGCCTCTACCACCGCAAGGACGGGATCATCGTGAAGATCGATGACGACCTGATGAGCGCCACACGCTACGGGATCATGATGCTGCGCAAGGCGAAGAACACGTACGAGATGCAGTCGACACGACCGAACCTGCTGGCGCCGCTGAACGCGCCGGCCTTCGGGGTTCTCGATGACATCAGTGGCTACTAGCGAACATACGAATAGCTCTGGTGGGGCTATCGCGAGCTCGTCGCGAATGGTGATCTAGACGCCGGCCTGGATGCAACGGGCAGCCGGCACCTACACGAACATGGACGCACAACCGACCGACAACCAGCAGCAAGACCCACAGGCATCCGCGGATCGCGCGGACCGCCTGCAGGTCTTCGGCCAGACCCTGGCCGGCACGCGCGACAGGTGGATCCGCGCCCGCGCGGCCAGCGGCTGGGACAAGCGCGTCCAGCAGGACATCGACCAGTACCACATGCGCGACGCGGCGTCGCGGATGGCCTCGTCGATGATGGACGCGGTGTACCAGGGTTACCCGGTCACCTCGCGCGAAGCGAAGGTCCAGCGCTCCACGGTCTACATCGGCATCACGCGGCAGAAGACCAATTCGGGCGAGGCTCGGTTCAGCGACATCATGCTGCCGACCGACGACGAGAACTGGGGCATCCAGCCGAGCCCGGATCCCGAGGCGGCCCGGGCGATCGAGGAAGACGGGAAACTGGTCGACCCGGCCACCGGCGAGGCCGTGTGGGCGGACACGGAGGGCAACATCGTGCCCGCGGGCACCGCCCAGGCGCAGCCGCTGACCAAGAAGATGATCGCCCTGGCCGCGCAGCGGGTCGCCAAGAAGGCGGCCGAAGCCATGGCCACCGAGATCAAGGACCAGCTGGTCGAGTGCGACTACAACGCCGAGCAGCGCAAGATGATCCACGACGCCGCGGTGATGGGCGTCGGCGTCATCAAGGGCCCGTTGGTCACCAAGCGCGTGCGCAAGGTGTGGCGCGAGCGCAAGGAAGTGGACCAGAAGACCGGCAAGCCCGTGAGCCTGCAGGTTCTCGAAGTGATCGAGGACACTTCGCCGGCCTCGTTCCGCGTCGACCCGCGCATGGTCTGGGAGGACCCGGCCTGCGGCGACGACGTGCAGAACGGCGCCGGTATCTTCGAGCTGGAGAAGCTGACCGAGAAGCGCGTGCGCGATCTCGCCAAGCAGCCCGGCTACCTGCGCGACCAGCTGCTGCTGGTGATCAAGCAGGGCCCGCAGCGCAACGCGGCGCTCTACGAGCTGACGCGCCAGGAGCAGGAGAAGGATGGCAGCGACGAGGACAAGCTGTTCCATCACTGGATCTACTGGGGCGAGCTGCGCAAGGACGACCTGCTGGCCGCCGGCGTCGCGATCAACCCCGAAGACGACGAGCTGACGAGCTACAGCGGTTGCGTCGAGATGCTGAACGACACGGTCGTTCGCGCGTACCTGAACCCGCTGGACAGCTGCGACATCCCGTACGACTTCTTCCCGTGGGAGAAGGTGCAGGGCAGCGTGCGCGGCTACGGCGTCCCGTACCTGATGCGCGCCGAACAGAGCGTGGTCAACGCCGCGTGGCGCCAGCTCATGGACAACTCGGGCATCACGGCCGGCCCGCAGATCATCGTGAACCGCAAGGCCATTCAGCCGGTCGACAAGAGCTGGACGGTGAAGGCCTTCAAGTTCTGGGAGCTGCTCGACGACACGATCGACCCGAGCCGCGCGCTGCATGCGGTGGAGTTCAACTCCCACCAGCAGGAGATCGCCGCGATCATCGAGCTGGCCGAGAAGCTCGGCGACCAGAGCAGCGGCGTGCCCATGCTGACCACCGGCGAGAAGGGCAGCGCGCCCGACACGGTGGGCGGCATGCAGATGCTGATGAACAGCGCCAACGTGGTGCTGCGGCGTCTGGTCAAGCAGTACGACGACCTGATCACGAAGCGCCACGTCCGTCGGTACTACGACTACAACATGGCGTACTCCGACAAGGAGGAGATCAAGGGCGACTTCCAGATCGACGCGCGTGGCTCGAGCGCGCTGATCGTGCGCGACATCCAGAACCAGGCCTACACGAACCTGCTGGCCGCCGCCGCGAACCCGCTGTACGCGCCGATGATCGACGCGAAGAAGCTGTTCGAGAAGGCGCTGCAGGCGCAGCACATCGATCCGACGGACATCATGAACCCGGACGATGTGATCGAGCAGAACCTGCAGAACGCGCAACAGCACACCGATCCGCGCATCGAGGCCGCCAAGATCAACGCGCAGGCACACGTCAAGTCCGCCGAAGCTGTGGCCGAGGGCAAGGCCAAGGAAATCGAAAGCCGCACGCAGCAGGAGGCGGAGGATCGCAAGCTGCGCGTGCAGGAGTTGGAGATCAAGCGCGAGATCGCCATGCTGGAGCTGGCGGCCAAGCAGCAGATTTCGTTGGAGCAGGTCAAGGCCCAGCTGGCGCAGGTCGCCATCAACGACCGGACCAAGAAGGAACTCGCGGCCAGCGAGATGCTCTTCAAACAAACCGCGAGCCCGGACCACAAGGGCATCTAAGGAAACACCCATGGCCATTCTCGATGTCACCGAATACGCCAGCCTTTCGCTGGACGCCCAGGGCCGGCAGGTCCTCGTGGGCAAGGAACCCTCCCGCGTGAACCAGCAGGTCGCCATCGGCGGCGGCTCGACGCAGTCGTCCGCCTTCAGCGACATCACGCGCTTCGTGCGGCTGCACGCGGACGCGGCGTGCCGCATCGCCATCGGGCAGAACCCGACCGCCTCAGGTGCCAGCATGCGGATGGGCGCCAACCAGACCGAGTACCTGGGCGTGAACCCGGGCGACAAGATCGCCGTGATCACGACCACCTAAAGGAAACTTTAAAATGATGAACCTTTCTGCCGCTGGTGCGGCGATTCAGTTCCTGGATCTGCTGATCGTCGCGGGCGACCCGGCCAAGACCAAGGCCGCTCTCGAAGAAATCCAGGCCGCGCACGACGAAGTGATGGCCGCTCAAGCGGAGAACGCGGCGCAGCTCGCCACGCTGCAGGCGACGATCGCCGAAGCGACCGCGGCGACCAACGCCGCCGACACCGCGCGCGCAAACGCCGAGCGTGCGAAGGCGGAAGCCTCCGCTGCGATCTCGGCGGTGGCCGTCGAGCGGGACGCGCTGCGCGCGCAGCAGACCCGCATCGACCAAGAGCTGGTCGTGCTGGCCGACCGGCAGCGCGAGGTCGAGACCCTCGAAGCCGCGCTGCCTGGCAAGGTCGCCACGGCCGACGACGCCGTCGCGCAGGCCCGCGCCGAGACCGCCGCGCTGCTGGCGCGCAAGGCCACGCTGGTGACCTCGGTCGCCGCGTACGAGGCCAAGCTCGCCGAGGTCAAGGCGGTCGTGGCGCACCTCCTGAACACGACCGAGGTCGAGCTGCCGGCCGCCATTGCGGACGTGGTCGAGCCGAGCACCGAGACGCCCGCGCCGGCGCCTGCTCCGGTCGAGCCGCCTGCTCCGGTCGAGCCGCCTGCTCCGGTCGAGCCGCCTGCTCCGGTCGAGCCGCCTGCTCCGGTCGAGCCGCCCGCTCCGGTCGAGCCGCCCGCTCCGGTGGTCTCGGAAGAGCCCGCTCCGGCGCCCAGCGCCGAATCCCAACCCGCGGACATCGTGGCCGCTGTCGAACCCAAGGAAGCCTGAACCATGGCCAAGTCCAACACCTCCGCCAACGACTACGTCGCGCTGGTCTACAACGCGACCGCGATTGCCAACATCGCGGACAACGCCGCGACGTCGCCGCTGACGAACATCTTCATCGCGGCCCACACCGCGGACCCCGGCGCCGCGGGCACCCAGAGCACCAGCGAAGCCGCGTACACCGGTTACGCGCGTGCCTCGGTCGCCCGGACGACCGGCGGCTTCACGTGCTCGAACGGCACGGTCACGCTGGTGGCCAACGCGTCGTTCGGCGCGTGCACCGCCGGCACGGCCACGCTGACCCACTGGTCGACCGGTGTCGCGTCGAGTGGCGCCACGAAGGTGCTGCACCGCGGCGTGTTCGGCTCGCGCCTGGGCCCGTTCACCGGCGCCACGAGCAACACGATCACCATCCCGGGCACCACGCTGGCTGTCGACGATCGCATCGCGTTCTACGCGACCAGCGGCTCCTCGCTGCCGACGGGCCTGACCGAAGGCACGGTGTACTTCGTGAAGACCGCCTCGGGCGCGGACATCACGGTCTCGACGACCTCCGGCGGCGCGGCGGTGACGATCAGCGTCGCCGGCGACGGCCTGGCGTACAAGGTGACGCCGATCGCGGTCAGCTCCGGCGTGACGCCGCAACTCGCGGCGGGCGCGATCATCTACGA